ATTGCTAATGGATTAGTATTCCAACAGAACAATGCTTCTACAAGAAACTCATTCTTAGCACAAGTAAATCCATATCTTGAGTCAGTTCAACAACGTCAAGGTTTATATGCCTTTAAAGTAGTAATGGATGATTCTATTAATAACGCAGCTGTAATTGACAGAAATGAATTAGTAGGTCAAATTTATTTGCAACCAACTAAGACTGCTGAATTCATTTACTTGAACTTTAATATTACTCCAACAGGTGCTACTTTTGCATAAGGTTTAAAAGCAACATATTTATTAATAAATAAAAAACTAAAAGAAAATGGCAATTATAGACGCAAATGAAATGTTTTTTACAGCATTTGAACCAAAACAAGCTAATCGATTTATCTTATATGCTGATGGAATACCAACTTACATCATTAAAGGTGTTAGTGCTGTAGGATTAACCCAAGGTGAAGTAATATTAAACCACATTAACGTTTTACGTAAAGTAAAAGGTAAAACAGTGTGGAATGATGTTACATTGACATTGCATGATCCAATTACACCATCTGGTGCTCAAACAATTATGGAATGGGTTCGCCTATCACATGAATCAGTAACAGGTAGAGATGGATATTCTGATTTTTATAAGAAAGATTTAGTAATCAATGTTCTTGGTCCTGTTGGTGATGTGGTAGCTGAATGGGTGCTTAAAGGTGCATTTATTAAAAATGCTGAATTTGGTGAATATAACTGGGATACTGAAAACCAAGCTATAAACATCACAATGACATTAGCAATTGACTACGCTGTATTAAACTACTAAAAGTTTAATCTAAATATTTATAAAAAGAACTCGCGTTTTTGCGAGTTTCTTTTTTCTCTATATATTTATATATAACGAACAAAAATGTTATAACAAAAATTATTTATGGAAAACAAGTTTAGTATCCCAACAGAAATGGTTGAATTGCCTTCTAAAGGCTTAGTATATCCTGAAGCAAATCCTCTCTCAAGTGGCAAAATTGAAATGAAATATATGACTGCTAAGGAAGAAGATATCTTAACAAACCAATCATATATTCAAAAAGGAATAGTATTGGATGAATTAATTAAATCTCTTATCCAAACCCCAGGTGTTAAATATGAAGATTTAGTAGTAGGTGATAAAAATGCTTTACTAGTAGCAGCTCGTATTTTAGGTTATGGTAAAGATTATACTTTTAATTATAGTGGTGAAGAACAAACAGTTGACTTAACAACTATTGATAATAAACCTCTTAATGAATCTTTATTTAAATCAGGTATTAATGAATTTGAATATACACTCCCATCAACTAATATTAAAATTACTTTTAAACTTTTAACAGGTCATGATGAGAAAAAAATTAATGCTGAATTAGAAGGCTTAAAGAAAATAAATAAAAACAATTCTCCAGAATTATCAACTCGTTTAAAATACATGATTACCTCTGTTGAAGGTAATACTGAATCAAAATCAATTAGAGAATTTGTTGATAATAATTTTTTAGCTCGTGACTCTAGAGCATTTAGAGAGTATATAAAGGAGGTACAACCAGATGTTGATCTAACCTTTTTTCCCGATGGGAGCGACTCAAAAATCAGCATTCCAGTTGGACTTAGCTTTTTTTGGCCTGACCTCTGATCTAGCTAAAGAGCATAGAATTAATCTTTTTACTCAAATTCATGAGATAGTTTTTCATGGCCAAGGTGGTTATGACTGGGAGACAGTCTATAACATGCCTATTTGGCTGCGTAAATTTACTTTTCATAAAATGAAAATATATTATGAAGAGAAAAATGGAGATGGAAATAATGACTTAACATCTCAAACTAAAAATATTAAAGATGGCAAAATTCAGTTACCTGATCATTTTAAAGGTAAATTAGAACAAAAAGCTCCTAAGTATTAGAAATTACGTTTTTTAATATTTATAATAAACACTTTTTAATGGCTGAAGATATAAAATTAAGTAAAGCAGAAATTGAAGAATTAAGATCACTCATGCATCTTCTTAGAGAAGACATGGATAGTGTTCAATTTGATAACTTACTTAAATCAGGCCCAGCAGCTAAAAGAGCATTAAATGACTTAAGAAGAGAAGCAACTGAATTTACTTCTGATATAGGTGGTTCCATCAAATCCTTCAAACTACTAATTGATCAAATAAAAGGTACTCAATCTGGAGCTAACCAAGTAGCAACTGCTTTTAAAGGTATAAATAAGTTAGCTGAAGAAATTCAATATGCTCAGCGAGATATAAATAGTTTAAATGAAAAAGACATAGCTAAAATCCAGAAAAAGCTGGCTATAAAAAAGCTTGATTTAGAAAATGCTAATGAACAATTAAAAGCTGAACAAAAAGGTTTAGAAAACTCCCAGAAAAAAAATGAAGTTGAGCAAGAAAATATTAAAAATAGGTTAGAATTTATAAAAAATATAGAAAAAGAACATGGATTATCTAAACAATTAAAAAAAGAAAAAAAAGAACTAGAAAAACAAGACGAGAAAACTAAAAAACATTCAAAAGAAATTAAAGAATCTCTTGAAAAAGTTATAACTGATCAAAAAGAGATATCAGGTATTTTAAGTGAACAGGATGGTCATTACAATACTCTAACAGCTACTCTAGCTGGTATGAATAGCCAATTAGAGGCTCAAAAAGATTTATTAGGTTTAGGTGGAGCAGCTATTGGTGGTTTAGATACAGCTTTAGGACAATTAGGACTTGGAAGATTATCAGGTGCTTTAGGTATTAGTGAAGCTAAAGGTGAAATGGATGCTTTTTCTAAGCAAATCATTAAAGATCGCCAACAACAATTATTCCTAGAAAAAGAAATTAGTGAAGCAGTTGACGCTAGAACTGGAGAAAAATTATCCCCTGAAGTATTAGCTGAAAAACAAAAACAATTAGGAGTCCTCCAATCCCAGAATGCTCAATATAACGGCATGGGTGGTAAAATAAATATATTAAAGAAGGGTTTCTCTGCAATGGGAGAATCTTTAAAGAAATCTTTAGGACCTTTAGCTCTTATATCCATGGCTATTGAGGAAATCATTGATGCTATGAAAATCCTTGATTCAGGAGCAGGAGATATGGCTAAAAGCATGAATATGACCTATTCAGAAGCTTTAAAAACTAGAGAAGAATTAGGTACTATAGCTGATCTTTCTGGTGACGCCGCTGTTCAAACAAAAGATCTTCAAGAAAGTTTAATGGCTGTTGGTAAAGCCTTAGGTTCTAATGCTAAATTAAATGAAGCAGATTTAGTCACTATGACTAAATTAACTAAACAAGCTGGTTTTACCCATGATGAATTAATGGGGATGCAAAAATTATCTTTAACAAATGGTAAAAGTTTAGAAGATAATACTAAAGAAGTTTTAGGTAGTGCTAAAGCTCATGCCTCAATAAGAGGTTTAATGATAAATGAAAAAGATGTTTTGCGTGAAGTAAATAAAATGTCTGCTTCTTTAAAATTATCATTAGGTGGTAGTGCTGATAAAATGGCTGAGGCAGTTGTTAAAACTAAAGCTCTTGGTTTAAGTATAGAACAAGCTGAAAAAATGGCTGATGGGTTATTACAATTTGAGTCTTCTATTTCTTCTGAAATGGAAGCTGAAATGTTAACTGGTAAAGCTTTAAATTTTGAAAAAGCTAGATTATTAGCTTTAAATAATGATGTAGCAGGAGCAGCTGAAGAAATAGCTAAACAAGTAGGTACATCTGCTGACTTTACTAAAATGAACCGCATCCAGCAAGAAGCATTAGCTAAAGCTGCTGGTATGACTAGAGATGAATTAGCTCAATCTTTAATAGATAGAGAAGCGTTAGCTGCTTTATCTGGTGTTGAAGGTAAAACTGCTAAAGAACGCTTTGATAATTTAGTTAAAGAGGTTGGAATGGAGGAAGCTAAAAAACGTTTAGGAAATGAAGAATTAGCTCGCCAATATGAACAGCAGTCAGTTCAAGAAAGATTTCAACAAACAGTTGAAAAATTAAAAGAAGTATTTGTTAGAATAGCGGAGCCATTAATGGGAATTTTAGACCCAATAATGGAAATAGTAGAGACTATAATGCCTTTAGTTAATGTTCTTTTAGTCCCATTAATGGCCCAACTTAAAGCTGTAGGAAAAATAATATCTACTTATTTAATAGAACCTTTTAAAGCAGTTAAAGAATTCTTAGGAGGAATAATAGATATCTTTTCAGGAGACTTTGAAA